TCATCAATCCAAGAAGCGGTGCCTTTGGAAGCCACGACAGGAATCTTACGGTCGCCAGAGGCGGTGGAAATGACATTGGCCAGCTTTCTGAAGATATTCTCTTCATCCAGGGCTTCAATAAGGGTACGTTCGAACTCATCTGGTACAAGGTAGCCCCCTTCCGTGTCGGTGCCAATCTGCAGTGCGTTCTTAATCACTGGATCAAGTCCTTCACCAGAACGGGTTCTCATGGCATTCCAGAAAGCTTTCTGGTATTCTGCAGAAGCTCTTCCGCCTTTGGACTCCATGCCCTGGAAGATAGGCTTTCCGGTAAGTGGAGTGTTTAGTGGCTTTGAAAGCTCACGATCTAGGGCTTCCTGCTTTTCAAGGCGGTCGATTTCTTTGCCCAGGGCAACCACATCCGCTTCCATTTTTTCGTAGGTTGCAGTGTCTTCAGCAGATACAATTCCATCGGTACCTCTTTTGGTATCCAGGAATGCCTTAGCAGCTTCCCAGGACTTTGCTCTTTTTTCACGTAGTTCAAGAATTTTATTCATAGTGTTTTCCTCCTAAAATTTAGTGTTGAATTAAAGAAAGCCGCTTCTCCAGCGACTCTACAGGGGTGCCAGCATTCTCTTTTGCTAGTTTGGGTTTTACCTTGTCTAATAGAGAGTTGGTAACAGCTCTGCGGCTAAAGGCATAGGTAAAGTCCTCAGTCTGATTTCGTTTCTTTTCATCTTCCAAGATGCCATCAGCAAAACCAAGCTCGATGGCCTTTTTCGCATTAAGCCAGGTTTCTGCATCCATAAGATGAGAGAGCTTTGTCCTTGATTGGCCAGTCTTGATTTCATAGGCATTGATGATGCTCTCTTTAACTTCAGAAAGCATTGCGATGGCTTTTTTCATTTCCTCGCTGTCGCCAATGGCCACTGTAAGGGGGTTATGGACCATCATGAGGGCAGTTGGTGCCATGAGCACCGTTGTCCCCGCCATGGCGATGACAGAGGCAGCAGAAGCGGCAATACCATCAATCTTTACGGTAACGGTGCCTTTGTAATCCATCAGCATGGTGTAAATCTGACTAGCAGCAATGCAATCACCTCCTGGGGAATTGAGCCAAATAACAATGTCACCCTCGCCGGCAGTCAAATCCGCTTTAAATGCTTTAGGGGTGACATCATCATCAAACCATGAGTCTTCGGCAATGACGCCGTCTAGGTAGAGTGTTCGGACACCAGTGTTTTCATCTCGTGCCCAGTTCCAAAACTTCTTCATTTAGGTTCCTCCGTTTCTTTAATATTTGCGAACGCGCCTGCGTCCTGTAATTTAGTCATGGCCCCGTTGATGAGATAGAGGTCGCCACCTAAGGATTCTGGAATTCTATCCAGATTTTCAAGCTCTCTGATGTCATTGGCGCTCATCCAACCGTTCTGCCTTGCAGTGGCATAGCCACTCATACGGCTTACATAATCACCACGCAGCAGACCATCCACATTAAACTTGATAAATACATTAGGTTTCTCACTTTCCATGAGGAGTGCTCTGCACATAGACTGTTCCCAGCGGACGACCCAAGGGTCGAGGGTATATTTTACAAACTCCAGTGATTGCTGCTCGATGTTACTAAAGGATGACTTCTCAAGATCAGCCAGCATATGAGGTGGGACTCTAAAGATACGAGCGATCTCATTGATCTGAAACTTTCTGGTTTCAAGGAACTGTGCCTGCTCAGGAGAAATACCAATAGGCTGATACTTCATCCCTTCTTCAAGTACAGCCACCCGGTGGGCATTGCCGCTTCCTTGATAGGCAGCGTTCCAGGATTCTTTGATCCTTGCAGGGTCTTTGATAGTACCCGGGTGTTCTAAGACACCCCCAGGTGAAGCACCATTAGCAAAAAACTTAGCTCCATATTCTTCAGTGGCAATCGCAAGGCCCACAGCATTTTTCGCCATGGCAATGGGTGAATATCCCATCAGTCCGTCAAAGCCAAGTCCTGGGATATGAAGGACATCTGATGGTGATAGATATACTTGATTTTCCCTGCCAAGAGAAGGAGCATCTTCACTACCACGCTGATACAAATAGAAAAGCCGACCACTTGAATCGCGATCGACAGTCATTTTGTTTGGCATTAATGGATAGAGAGAAATAACTTCACCACGTGCATTTCTAATAATCTGAGCATATGCATTTCCCCATAATAAAAGATGACTCATCAGCGTTTCTCTAAAGGCAAAAGAAGTCATCTCTGGGTTTGGTTCATCATGAAGCAGCTTGTATAAAGGATGTTTTAGGTTTTTCTCCTTGCCACCTGAATCATTGTATTTGTAAACATGAAGGGGCAGACCAGCCAGCGTCTCGGATAATATTCTCACGCAGCTGTATACCGCTGTCATTTGCATGGCGGTTTGCTCATTGACTGGTTTTCCAGCGCTGGTGCTTCCAAAAAAGAAACTGTAGCGGCTGCCACTAAGAGCGTCTTTAGGCTTGTCTCGGGCCTTGAATATTCCTTGCAGTATTCCCATAGACATCAACCTCCTTTTCTAAAATACGAGTAGTCCTCGATCATCATAAACGGAATTACCAGTTTCTCCACCACATCGAATCGCTCGGTCAAGAGCCATGATTGTGGCAACAGCACCGTCAATCTTTTCAGTGGATTTTTCTTTATCTGCTTTGATGTTACCAGCAGGATCGGTTCTAATAAAAATGTTATCCATCATCCAGCGGAGAACAGGATGACCACCGTGAGCGATTTTTTCTTCCAATGTCAGCTTCATCAGTTCCTTCGTTGGCGGAGACATATCTTTGAAACCCTGACCAAAAGGAACAACTGTGAAGCCTAAATTCTCTAAGTTCTGTGTCATCTGAACTGCGCCCCATCGGTCAAAGGCAATCTCGCGGATATTATATTTCATCCCAAGCTCCTCAATGAATGTCTCGATGAATCCGTAGTGAACAACATTGCCTTCGGTAGTGAGAAGGAAGCCTTGTTTTTCCCAAACATCATAATTGACATGATCCCGTCTAACCCTTAGGTCAATGGTGTCCTCTGGTATCCAGAAGTATGGAAGTACCATATACTTGTCATCTTCATCCAATGGTGGGAAGACAAGTACGAAGGCTGTTATGTCAGTGGAAGAGGAAAGGTCCAGCCCGCCATAGCAGACGCGGCCCTTAAGGCTTTCTGGATTTACTGGGAATGCACAGGCATCCCATTTATCCATAGGCATCCAGCGAATAGCCTGCTTAACCCATTGATTGAGTCGAAGCTGCCTGAAGCTGTTTTCTTCCGCAGGGTTTTGTCTTGCGGATTCATATGCTGCCTTCACCTTTTCCAAGCTTACTGTGATGCCAAGGGATGGATTTGCTTTCTTCCATACATTTGGATCAGACCAATCATCTTCAAGAGCTGCGCCATAAATGACGGGGTAGAAAGTTGGATCCTTCTTTCTTCCTGCCATAATATCCAGTGCCTTTTGATGGACTTCCCAACAGATACTGTTTTGATTATCTCCTGCAGTGGTAATAAGGAAGTACAAAGGCTGCATCCTGGCATCACCACTACCTTTGGTCATAACATCATAGAGTTTTCGGTTAGGTTGAGTATGGAGCTCATCAAATACAACCCCATGGGTGTTAAAGCCGTGTTTGTTTCCAACATCGGCAGAAAGCACTTGATAGATGCTTCCAGTGGGTTGATAGATCAGTCTTTTCTGTGAGTCCAAAATCTTAACCCTCTTGGATAAAGCCGGGCACATACGCACCATATCAGCAGCCACGTTAAAAACGATGGAGGCTTGGTTACGATCTGCAGCGCAGCCATAAACCTCAGCACGTTCTTCGTTATCTCCGCAGGTTAAGAGCAGGGCAACAGCCGCCGCCAGCTCACTTTTTCCCATCTTCTTTGGTATCTCTACGTAAGCAGTATTAAACTGACGATAGCCATTTGCCTTTATGGTTCCAAATAAATCCCGGATGATTTGCTCTTGCCAGTCTATCAGTTCAAAGGGCTTTCCTGCCCAGGTTCCTTTGGTATGGGAGAGGCATTCAATAAAACCTACTGCATAGTCCGCCATCTCCTTGCTGTAATGGGAATCCTTCGCCATGTAAGAGGTTGGTTCATACTTCTTTAGTTTTCGGATATGCGGACACCTCCTTTAAAAAGACATAAAAAATAGACCCTGAGGTCTTCTGTAACGAGGAAAAGAGCTATGCAGCCCTATTCCTTTATGCGTTTCTCTCTTGTTGTTAATTGTATTCCTTCATCAATATTTCAAGTGCAGCTTGCGCATTGGCGTCGATGGGTTCAATGTCCCAGCCTCTGTCAAAGTTTGCAACAACTTGGCCATCTCGCTTTAGCATCAATTTTGAAATCCTACCCTCATCAATGCCGTAAGGGGAGCCTAAGTCAAAGCTTTTGATCCAGTACTGAATGGTTCTGTTTTCGACTTCGATTTTACCTTCTCTCCACATGGTCTAAGCCCTCCTTAAATCCTAACCAAGATTGCTGGTAGAATTTGCTTTTCGCCGGTCTGCCAGTCGGTGTAGCTTGTCTTAACCTTTGTAAGGCCATCCATCTTGCAGCCATGCTTTTCAAATTCGGCAAGGGTTGCAATCAATCCTGAGAAGGTGCTTGAAATGGTAATGTGGTCAATTTCATAGGTTCTGCAGGCTTTAATAATGGGTTCTATGTCGTAATCCCAAATGACCTCAGAAAAGTCGATGGTGTCGTTTCCTGCTTCCTTACTTCTTTCGTAAGCCCAGTACATGGTGCTGTTGATTCCAGACTCCTTAAAATTTGCGCCGCTTGTTTTTGCTTCCTCAAATACTTTGATTTCTTTCATGTTCTCATCCTCCGTTTAGTGTGGTTTTGTTTTGGTATTACATATATCACTCTAAACGAGAATAATAGCAAGTCATTTCTGTAGTAATAGAGCAGGTTTCTGGTCTATAGGCTAATCTTCAATAGCGCAGTAACGGCAATAATCGTGCCCCTCTGTATTGGTGAGAATCTTTTCGCCGGTGTCTTTGTTGATGACCCTAATGCATCGAAGCTCACCGTTTTCGTTGGTCCCGCCATCTGACTTCTTAATCCAGGGCTGATCCTCTAGAAAATTACTGGTGAACTTCTTAAAATCTGAATCAGTAAGCTCCACTTCTCGAATCACAGTGTAATCAGAACCAATGACGCCATCTTCCTTTGCTTCTTCAGTTGCTTCCTTTAGTTCCTTAAGGTTGTAGAACTTTCGACCAAACAATGCCTTCATTACTATGCCTCCTCCCTGGATTCTTCATCGACTACTTTGCAGGAATCAATGCCATAAACCACATTCAAGCTACTCCCGTTGTCCCACTGAACCATGATGGAGCCTGTGTCATCCACGCCCCACACGGTGCCTTTTGTGCCCGTCGGCGGTGCTTGCACATCATCCATCCAAAGGAGCTGAACCCTCGCACCAGCGGGGTACTGCTTGCGTAGGTGGGCCAGTCTTTCTTTACTGATCGGTTTCATTCGGAGCACCTCCTTTGAAAGCACTGCTGCCTGAAAGGTTTTGAAGGAGAATCTTTCTGTGGGTTTTGAATTCTTCTCCAATAAAGCCGAGGCGGAGAAGGAAGCAGCGGAATGCGTACTTTTCATTATTGACTTCTTTTTCTTTTACAGTGATTCTCTTTTGGGTTTTCGCCATCTCACAAAGCTTTGTAATGAACTGGGAGTAGGCTTTTATCTCATCTGGATTTGGCAGCTTAGAAAACCAAGGGAAGCTAATGCGCTCATCATCTGTTTCAATGGGGAGAGCATTCACATTCAGCGCTTTCTTGATGAGGTTTCCTTTTGCTTCTAACAACTTTGCTAGCTTTTCCAAATCTTCATCGGAAAGGGAGTCTTTTGGTATCTGGATGATGAGTCCCGTTTCCTCAGGTTCCGCTTCAGCAGGAGCTGGTTCATCTACCTCAGCTTCAAATCCTGCTTCATGTAGCTCTTCCATTAGCGACTTGATTTCATCCTGATCCACTTTGGTGTCAAAGGTTAGCTCTCCGTCTTTTCCGATGCGGTAAGGTCCGACCTGGTAAGCGCAGGATGGAACACCCAGGTACTTTGAGGGAACTTCTGTGATTTCGCTGATGAGCTTCACCAGCTTTTTACGTTCGTTACCAGTTACGTTGTAATTGATTTTCATGGTATTGACCTCCTTGTTTTTGCTTACTACATATATCACTCTAAGTGATGTAAATAGCAAGTCTATCTTTCGATAGTTGTGTTATTTATTTTCAGGGAGGTCACTGTAGCGGTATTCTTTGCCGCCACGCAGGAGATAAACGTCATCTGAAGACTGTGCTCCAGAAATAAACCTTTCGACTATGACGTCACAGAACTTCTCATCAAGCTCAATGG